AACGACTGCTGCGCAGCGCCCGCCTGACCGGAGGCACGCCAACGCATTCTCGATAAATTCTAGTTGACCGTCCTCGCCCACGTCATACGGGGGGTTCAAGAACGCAACGGTGGGCTTCAGTCCGCGCACCTTGGTGACAATCTCAGGCGAGAAGGAATCACTTTGGTAGATGTGAGATTTTCCATCGCCGCTCATCATCATGTTGGAGCAAGCGAAGGTGAACATATCTGTGCGGCGCTCGATGCCGATAAGTTGCTTGTCTTTGATTGTCTCTTTCTTTTTCTGACTAGCCCCAGCTAGCTGAAACATCCGCTTCATTGCGGAGATGAGAAATCCCCCGCTGCCGCAACAGGAATCGTACACGACATCATTCACATTGAGGTTCACAACATCACAAAAAAATTCGGTGATGTGCTGCGGCGTCAATACAAGTCCCGTTTTCTTGTCTGTGCCTGCGTACCGGATAAACTCACGGTAGAAGCGGCCAAGAACGTCGTATCCCTTATCGCCCATCGTAATAAGCGGGAGGACCGTCTTGTCGAGCCGTTCGGTTATGTCGCGTAACACGTAATTAGGCTGCTGATCGGAAGCCTTCTTTTTCTTTATCTGCGGCGACTTTGCGATAGTGTGACTCTTGATTTTTTCGTACTCACCAAGCATCGATGCTATGCGATCATCATCGATCTCGGCATCGGCAAGCACATTTTTGATGCTGCTTAGGATGGACTGCGCCAGTCGGCCTGGCATCGGCAGCAGCTTCTTCGATGTCGCCCGCTCTTTGTATGAAGACTTAAATGCGGGGTCTTGAAGCGCCAACAGAATTGCACTGACTAACGTGCATCGCTCGTACTCGACGATAGAATAATCGTTCAACTCCTTATTCAGATCGATAGCTGTCCGCGTTATCTCGGCGGACTCGATGTTCTGTGCCTGCTCCTCGCCCTGAAACAGTTTGATGTACGAATAGATGTCGAGCAGGTCCGAGTCTATTTCGGATACCGCTTTCTGACCCTTCTTCTGGTAGAAAGAGGATATTTTCAGCTTGTCCAGCGTCTCGCCACTAACGGCGATGGCAATGACGTTGTATTCCTGCGAGAGGAACGCCGCATAATGCAACGCGCCGTCAACGGCGTATGCGGCAGGATTTTCGCCGTCGGGGCTCTTGTGGAATTTGGCGGATGGCTTGCACTCCACCACGATAATGTCATCTGGCAGTGCTGGAAAGCTGACGATAAATTCCGGCGCACCGGCCTTCCCCGTCAGATTTTTTGATGCCTTCGCCAAGCATTGTTTGGCTTTTGCGACAGAGGTTCTCTGCTCATCAAGCTTGATGGCACTGAAGAGTGCATCACCCTTGAAGTGCGCGCGAACATAGTCCTCTGTAATGCGCTCGTTAGGCATTGCCCGCGACCAGATCGTCGTACCGCAAGCGGCGACCTTCCAAGCCCCGAGCCAACTCTGTCATTTGTGTCAAAGTGTCGAGGTCGCGCACGTTGTGGCGACCGGCAAATTCAGTCACGTAGCGGGCAAGATGCTTGGCGCTCATCTTGTGGTACGTGCCTTTGTACCCGCGCTTGAGCATCGCCCAGAAGCTTTCAATTCCGTTCGTATGTGCCTGACCGTTCACGTACTCGCCAACGCTGTGCCTCACCGTCTGATGATTGTATGAACCGGACAGGCGGGAATAGCCACTGTGTTCATCGGTAAAGACTGTGGAGCCGCTTTCGACGTTTGCTGTCAAAAACCCTTCGAGCGCGGCCCTGTCGGTACTCTCAATGACTTCCGCCTTGATCTTTCCGTCGCGCTTTCTTGCGCCAATGACAATAGCCTTGCCGACTGCTCCGCGACCGGCCATCAGCCGCTTGCTTTTGTGCTTATTTCGCTCCTTGCCACCCATGAAGGTTTCATCGATCTCAACTTCTCCGGACAGTTTGCCGCCGCCATCGATCCAACCCTGACGGATTTTCTGAGCCAGCGTCCACGCCGTCTTCTGGGTCAGGCCCAGATCACGGTGAAGCTTCATGCTGGAAACGCCCTTGAGGCTGGTTGAAAGCAGGTACATGGCGATGACCCACTTTTGCAGCGGAACCTTGCTCGACTGCATGACCGTGCCGTTCTTGACGCTGAAATACTCCCGGCAATCACCGCAGTGGTACGGCATCGGGGTTTCGTTCTTAACGGCGGACGTTTTCAGCGAACCGCAGTGAGGGCAGTGGCGCTTGCCTTCCGGCCACCGAATATCCTCCAGCCACTTACGGGCTGCCGCCTCATCGGGGAACATCTTGAAAAGCTCCATCACGGAAATGCCGTGACGGTCGCTCCGGCCCGGTGCTTTATGAGTCATGAAATCGCCCCCGCTCCCTGTCTAATTATGTATCATAAATCAGAGGGGGCTGCAAGCGATTTGTCTAGTTTCGTATATAATTCCCCTTTGGAAAGCCATAGCGGCGTTCCAATAAAGCTGCGGCCCGCAGAGACGGGCGTAGTGCTATCGAAGATGGCTTGGAGTCCACCTCGATATGCAAAACCGTAAACTCTGCGAGCCGCATTGGGTTACAGCGGCCTAACGCTGCTGTTAGCCAGCTTGGCAACTGCCGCTAAAGGCGCGGCGCTGCTGTTCGCTGCTGGCGTAATCGTAATGCGAACGAACTGGCTGCCGCCGATATAACCAATCTTGCGAGTGGCATTATCGGCAGCGAAAGTGAACGCCGCAGCCGTTTCCGGTGCTGTGCCTTCCGATTCGCTCAGCATGTCTTGATCCGCAACGGCAGCGGCGTCCGATTGATCCGATGCGTTGGCCTCTTCCATCAAGACCGCAAAGGTTGCGTCAGCATCGGCAAGCGTGCCGGTAAGGATGGCAAACGAAAGCGACTGGTAGCCGCTCCGATCAATCCAAGCGCCGACTTGCGCCGTATTGTCGGTCACTACGACCGGCGGAATCGCAACAAGGTAGGTTTCATTGTGGATATTATCGCGCATAGTTTTTTCCAATCTAAATGGGAGTTGCGGGCGCTTTTACGCGCCCGCTTGTTGAAGTTAGCTAACGGATATTTTCAGTTTCCGAATCGCCTCTGGCTTCACCACGTCGCCACCAACACGACGGCGAGCGTGGAAGCGAACAAGACCGTTCGTTGCCTGAGTGAATGGATCGCGGAGAATTGTTAGTCCAACGCGATCATAGATTCGGTAAGCCTGATTGAAGTCACCGAAAACAATCGGAAAGCTATTCGTGGCAACGTCAGGCATGTCGATGGCCTCGATTACCGGCCGCCCTAAGATCGTCGGCGGGTTTCCTACAGCGAGCGAGTCAACCCACAACGGCGCGCCGACCGAATTGACCAGCTTACGAACATTCCCAATCGTGCCACTGTTCATCATCCACACGCCGCTGTTGCGATATGCAGGCGGAAGCGCGTGGAATAGATCGATCAAGCCATTCGCCATCAAACCCGTGGCGTTTTCATTCGCCACATAGGCCACGTCAGGATGCACCATGATGCCACGCGGCTGCTTGATGCCGGTGCCGTTCACAAACCCCGTGCCCTCTTTCTTGCCGAAATCCTCAGCAAGAGCCTCAGATAATACTGCTTCAAGATTCTGCGCCGAATCTTCAAGAAGCTGCACGGAAATGTCCGTGTAGGTTTTCATTCCAAAAATTGGAATTTCAACCTGACCGAAAGCTGGTTCTGACTCTTCCTCCGCTTCAATCTCACCTTCCCACAGCGCGTTTGTGATGCCAGTACGAACCGGCAAGATCACGGACGGACTGGCAGTCTGTCCGACGCGAGCCGCAGCACGAACCGGCGAAAACTGCGTAAGCAGAGTAATCAACTCGGTTGAAATCTGCGGAGGCGCGAGATAGCCGCCGCGCGGATCGTCGCCAACGATCAAAGATTTCACTTCTTCAGCGCCCATCGCTTCGCGACCGCTGCGAAGAAATGTCGTGAACGATTTTCGTTCAATCTTTTGGTTATCGTTGTCGGCGTGCTGGTTGTCGTTGGCCGGGCGATTAAGCTTGGCCTCAAGCTTATCGAGCCGGTCGGTAAGTTTCGCAGCGTCAACCGATTTGGTCTCAATCTGCTTAAGACGGCCATCGACGGAATCTTTCAATTCGTCGAGTGCCTTTGTCACGACGGCGGCGGGATCGCCTTCGTCTTGGCCTTTCAGTTCAATCCGCGTTTCAGCAACGCGACGTGCAACAGCAGTCATTTCATTCCTCATGATGTTCGGAAAGCCAACGCGGCTCGATTGACGGCATCGACAACAGCGAACAAATCTGAGGCCGATTTCGCGCTTGTGACCCGTGCGCCGGGATGCATTGGAATGGTGACTAGAGAGATTTCAGCCAGTTCCAGTGATTTGATAATGCGACCGCCGCCCTTGCGGCCTGTCGCTTGCTTGACGCTATATCCGATCGAAAGGCCGGTTATCGCCTTGGCTTGTACGAGGGCGCGGACTTCACGGGCGCGCGCTACATCAGCGATTAACAGGCGTCCTTTGACCTGCAAGCCGTCAGCGGTTTCGACAATTTCATCCCAAACGCCGACAGGTTCGGCGGGGTCGTGCTGGAAAAGCATCGGAAGCTGAGACGGCGAAACGAACGCGCCTTTCTCAATGATGTCGCCCATACGATCAGCAGTGCCTAAAACCCACGCCTTGCCAGTTATTGCGCCAGTATCGTCAACGCCAAACGAAGATTTAATTTCAAGCCGCTGCATCGCCCTCGCCTTTCTTAGCAACGCCAAACCAAAGCGCCTCTAGGATGGAGACGGCCAACGGATAGATTTCAGAAAGAGGCCGATTGATCGCATAAGCCGCGACAAGCGAGACAGCATCTTCAGGCGACGTGCCGCCGCCAACGAGAGCGAGGCGAATTGTTTCGGTCACGTCTGAGTGCCTAAAATCGCCAGCGAACAAACGACGGCATAGGCCGCCGATTCCAGCACTGCACTTGCGTTCAAGCTCGACGATCAATTCGGGCGTGATTCTGAAATTATATTCCGCGTCACCAAAGAACGCGCGACAGGTCATTTCCTTCATACCGGCACCACGGGCAGCGGCGATGATGTATTTGGGTTTTCAAACACGTCACCACCGACATAGGGCGGCCGGTTTTCAGCGGCGCGAGCTTCATTGGGATTAACAACTCGCGAGGCAATGGCTTTTTGCCAACCATCCATCCGCTTATCAAATTCCGCGCGCAGAAGAGCGTCTGTATTAAATTCTGCGAAAAATTTGCTGCGCTCTTCTGAAGTGAAGAGCTTGAGCTGAATCTCTCCTTCCCACCTTTTAATCCACGGCATCAAAGTAAACGTGAGAAATTGATTTCCCATCGCTTCCGCGTTGCTCCATGTCGCACGTCCGTAGTCCATTAGAAAAACGGGCGGCACGCGGAAGTGTCGCGCAATTTCTTCAATCGCGAATTTCCGCATTTGCAGAAATTGGGAATCAACGCTGTTAAATGTGAGAGGTTGAAATTCGCCGCCCTCTTCAAGGATGGCTGTGCCGCCGCTGTTCGAACCGCCGTGCGCGGCTTGCCAAGACGCTTTCATGCGGGCAGCAGTGGCAGGATCAAGTTTTTTATCGAATTTCAGAATGCCTGCGGGACGTGCGCCGCGACCAAATAGCCGGGATGCATACTGTTCCATAACGAGAGCAAGCCCGATGGCTTCTCTGGCATCGTGAACCAGACCGAATAATGATTCAGTCGGTGACGGGATATGAATAATGTCGCGCCAACTGATAATTCGTTGCGTGCCATTTTCGGTGACTGCATAAGCAGGTTCGCCGCTTACGTACTGAGGAACTACGGGCGTGTGATATGGATTGAGGCGAATAAGCTCTACCGGCTTGCCACCGACGCGATTGATAAAGGCGAATCCACCATGCGGTTGAAGCAACGCATCTTGCGTAATTTGTTCGAGAAATAGCGAGGCCGGTGTCCAATCATTAGCCGCGTCATGCAAAAGCGAATAAACGGGATGATCTTTGGCTCGCTGTTTTGATCCGTTTTCGCCGCGCTCGTAAACTTGGATCGGAATTTGTCCAATCGTCTCTGCGATGGCCCGCACAGCGCACCGAACGGGCGCGCAAGTCATAGCCGTGAGAGGCGAGACGAAAGGTCCAGCAACGGAAGGTGCGCCGCCGTTAAATAGCTCGAACAGCCAAGGATCAGGACTGGCTAAAGCGGACTTCCGTTCGAAGCCGAACAATTCGGAAATTTTGGCGAGCATAGGTGTGTCGGAGCCGTTATTGGCTGCCTCGACACAACACTGTGGTCTGAGTCAGAAAAATCTAGCCGAAGGGGTCGGCGCGCAACATTATTGCGCGAAATAGAAACCGATACAAGGGAAATCTTTTAATTTGCTACAAAAAAATGTCCACAAATTTGCTACAAAACGACGAACCATTGCCGCGCTAAGTCATTGATTTATATGGTTTTTGAGGTGCTGGTGCGGCCAAGAGGACTCGAACCTCCACGGGTTGCCCCGCTAGCACCTCAAGCTAGTGCGTCTACCAATTCCGCCATGGCCGCATTGAAGAAGCGCGAAATGTCTTGCAAAAC